CAATGGGATGACGATCTGCTGCGTCTGGAACTGGAGGAGTTGCAGCTCGACGACTTCGATTTGTCACTCACCGGTTTCGATGCCGATGAGCTCTTAGAAATCATGGCCGGTGAAGAGACCACCGCTGAGGGCAATGCCGATGAGGACACCGCCCCCGAGGTGCCAGAAACGCCGGTGTCCCGACCGGGTGACGTGTGGCTGCTCGGCAAGCACCGGCTGCTGTGTGGGGACTCGACTGACCCTGCCAGTTTCACCTTGCTGATGGCGGGGGAAAAGGCAGCGATGGTTTTTATGGACCCACCCTATAACGTCGACTATGCCAACAGCGCCAAGGACAAGATGCGCGGCACCCATCGCCCCATCCTGAACGACAACCTGGGCGAAGGCTTTTACGACTTCCTGCTGGCTGCGCTCAAGCCGACGCTTGCGCATTGCACGGGCGCCATCTACATCGCCATGTCCTCCAGCGAACTCGACACCCTGCAAACGGCCTTTCGCAGCGCCGGGGGCAAATGGTCGACCTTCATCATCTGGGCCAAGAACACCTTTACGCTCGGGCGCTCGGACTACCAGCGCCAGTACGAACCGATTCTCTACGGCTGGCCCGAAGGCGCCAAGCGGCACTGGTGCGGGGATCGGGACCAAAGCGATGTCTGGCAAATCAAAAAGCCGCACAAAAATGACTTGCACCCGACGATGAAACCCGTTGAACTGGTCGAGCGTGCCATTCGCAACTCCAGCCGTCCCAGTGAGGTGGTGCTCGACCCCTTTGGCGGTTCGGGCAGTACGCTGATTGCCGCCGAAAAGGCGGGGCGCCAAGCCCGGTTGATCGAGCTTGATCCGAAGTACGTTGATGTCATCTGCCGCAGGTTTCAGGATTTCTCTGGGCAGCAGGCGGTGCGGGAGGCTGATAGCGTGGCGTTCGATGCCTTGGTCGGGTCGGCGGGTGACGTCAATGCCGAGCCCGAGGCACAAGCACTATGAAGCAGTCGTGCTGCGGCGGTTAGGCGGCCAGGGCTTCTTCGGCAATCTCGCAGTGAATTACAAACCCGGTGAGGTAAGGCAGGCCCTTGGGGATGCCGTACTCCTTGCTGGTGGTGCGGCCAATCGTCCAGCCCATCCAGCGTTGGGTGGCTTGCTCGATGGCTTCCTTCAGGCTGGCGCCTGCGTAAAGACCGTTTTGCACATCGTCCGCAAAGTGGCGGCCATGGCGGCTGTCGAGGAAAATCCGCACCGATTCAAGCGCTTGGCTGGTGGCATCTGAGATCGTGGTCACTGCCATCGGCCAGGCAGCTTGCGCCTGCTCGTTCATCGCGCCCCAAAAGCCCCAGGCATCGTTCTGGCTGGCGGGAATTTGCGTGCTGGTGTTCATCTCTGGCTCCTTGGTGTTGATTGTTGCGACACCCGTAGTAACGCTCTGTTTGCGCGTGAAGCCAAGTTAAATGTCGATCATTTTTTGACTTTCTGCATCAGCCCAGCCGTGCCACATAAGTGTGCTCAAGCAATCCGATAAACACGCTCGCCGCCCTCTGGTTTTTCTGAGGTGATGGGCAAGCCCAGTTTTTTCTTGATGGCGCCGGCAAAGGTGCCGCGCACCGTGTGAGGCAACCAGCCGGTCGCCTCGCAGACCTGTGCGATGGTGGTGCCCCCGGGGTGCTTGAGCATCTCGATCACCGTGGCCTGCTTGCTCTCGGCTCGGATACGCGGTTTGCCCTCGACGCCGACCTGGAGCCGGTGCTGTGCGGCGGCTTCGATCTCCGGATCGCGGCTCGAAACTTCAGTCACAGCCGGCAGGATGGGCGAGATCGGTGAGATGGGTGTGATGGCTGGCGCCTCGCCCTTGACGATGCTCTGTGCCGTCGGCGTGATGCGCCACTGGCCGCCGACCTGCGCGATCATGCCGCGCTGCGAGAGGCTGGCGATCATCTTGAGTTTGGCGCCACCCTTCAGTTTGAGCAGGGGTTCGATCAGGCCGTTGCTGTCCAGATGAGCGCGGGTGATCAGGTCAAGTTGGCGTTCAGTCAATGCGGCGGATTTAGGTGTGCTCATGGTGTTGTTCCTTGTCGTAATTGATGGGGTGATGAGATGGTGGCGTGGCCGGGATGTCCGTCTGCTTCAGTCTTCCCAAACCTCGGCGCCGTCCAGGGTGATCCAGAGGCGGGCATCGTTTTGCGTTGCCATCTCACGCACCGGCTTGCCGGTCTTGCGGTTGGTGCCCGACTTGCCGGTAAACCCGTAGGTCTGGCCGTCGTGGCTGACCGCCCCAGGGCCGTCCTGGTGGAAATCCACTTCGATGGTCATCACGCCGCGTGGGCGGTGGTTGGTGTCGGTGACGGTGGTTCGAATAGTTTGTGTGGTGCTCATTTCGATCTCCTTCGCGTTGTGTGTTGCTGTGCTGGTAGTAACGCTCTACTCAAAGCAGAAGCCAAGCGAAATCCGGGATTTATTCATCATTTTTTTGTGTTCCCGCCCTGGAGTTGCTTGTGCCCGACACCCTTGAATCTGTTGTCGAGTCGTCCTGGCAACGGGGAGTCGCACCCGACCCCATCCTTACCGTCGATGACTGGGCCAACCGGCACCGGATGCTGTCGTCGGTCGCCTCTGCCGAACCCGGGCGCTGGGCGACCAGCCGCACGCCATATCTGAAAGCGGTGATGGAGGCGCTGTCGGCGACCTCGCGGGTGGAACGGGTGGTGCTGATGGCAGGCGCCCAAATTGGCAAGACCGAGTGCGGATTGAACTGGGTGGGTTACGTGATCCACCACGCCCCGGGACCGATGCTGTTGGTGCAACCCACGGTGGAAGGCGCCAAACGTGTCTCCAAGCAGCGGGTCGATGCGTTGATCGAGGCGAGCCCGGAACTCGCCAGCCGGGTCAAAGACCCGAGATCGCGCGACTCCGGCAACACCCAGCTGATGAAGGAATTTCCCGGTGGTGTGCTGATCATGACCGGGGCCAACTCGGCAGTCGGCCTGCGTTCGATGCCGGTGCGCTACCTGTTCCTCGACGAGGTCGATGGCTATCCGGGTGACGCCGATGGCGAAGGCGATCCGGTGGCGCTCGCCGTGCAGCGCGCTGCCACCTTTATCAATCGCAAGGTCTATCTGTGCTCGACACCGACGATGAAGGGTTTCTCGCGCATCGAGGCGGCGTTTCTGGAGTCCGACCAGCGCATCTTTGAAGTACCGTGCGACCACTGTAGTCAGCACAGCCAGGTTCAGTGGCGTGACATCAAATGGCCTGCCGGAGACATGAGCAAGGCCGCTTGGCACTGCCCGCAGTGTGAGGGCGTCCACCCTGAGTACCGTAAGCCCGCACTGTTGGCGACGGGGCGCTGGCGGGCCACGGTGGACGGCGACGGCAAGACGGTGGGGTTCCATCTGTCGAGCCTGTACAGCCCGTGGCTGACCTGGGGCGAAATCGCGCAGGAGCACCACGCTGCCAAGGACGACCCGGTGCGATTGAAAGTGTGGGTCAACACCAAGCTCGCTGAAACGTGGGAAGACCGCGAGGGCGAAACACTAGATGCCGAAGGCCTGATGGAGCGCCGCGAGTCTTATGGCCCGGCCATCCCCGCCGAAGTCGCGCTGCTGACCTGCGGCATCGACGTGCAGGATGATCGACTGGAACTGGAAGTGGTGGGCTGGGGCCGGGACGAGGAGTCCTGGTCGGTGGATTACAAGGTGCTGTGGGGCGATCCGTCAGTGCCGGACACCTGGGCCCAACTCGATAGCTACCTGTCCACCCGCTTCGAGCACGAAACCCTGGCCGCTGGCCTGACCATTGAGGCGGCTTGTCTAGACACCGGTGGCCACCACACCCTGGCGGCCTACGCCTTCTGCAAGGGCCGCGAGCGCCGCCGCATCTGGGCGATCAAGGGCGGCGCCGGTAAACGCCCGATCTGGCCCAAGCGCCCGAGCAAGGCCAACAAGGGCAAGGTCAATCTGTTCACCGTCGGTGTGGATGCCGCCAAGGAAGCGATTTACGCCCGGCTCAAGAAGAGTGAGTCCGGCCCGGGCAGTTGCCACTTCCCAATGGATCGGGATGCGCAGTATTTCGAGCAACTGACCGCCGAGCGGATTCGCACTCGCTACGTGAAGGGTTTCCCGCAGCGTTACTGGTGGAAGACTGATGGCCGGCGCAATGAAGCGCTGGACTGCCGGGTGTACGCCTATGCCGCGCTGCACGGGCTCTTGTCGATGGGGATCAACCTCAACCAGCGGGTGCAGGCGCTGCCGCCGCTGCCCGCCACCAAAACGTCCAGAGTGTCGGGCATCACCGCCCCCATGACGCCATCGCCGCGCCGACGCAAACGGATGGCGATTTCCTCGAACTACCTCTGAACGGCAGGCGCTCCAGCGTTTACCGGGAAGTGCCACCGGATGTTTTAGCTATGACCCTCGATCAACTCAAAGCCCAGCGCGAAACGCTGCTGGCAGCCCGTTTCAACGGTGTGCTGACCATCAAGGCCGGCGACAAGTGGGTGACCTATCGCTCGGACAAGGAACTGGCAGATGCGCTGGCGGCACTCCACCGCGAGATTGCCAGCGTGGAGGGCAAACCGCGCGCCCGGCGCATCCGCACTGTGTGCGGGAAGGGATTGTGATGACCTGGTTCAAAGAGACGCGCCGCAAGGTCGGCGCCATGATCGGTGGCTTCGAGGGTGGGCAGTCGGCCCGGCGCCTCAAAACCTTTCACGCCAGCCGCGCCCACGTCAACACCCTGATTCAGGCATCTGGTGCCGACATGACGGCCCGGGCCCGCTATCTGATCCGCAACAATGGCTACGCCGTCAATGCAGTGGAGTCCTGGGCTGGCAATACGGTCGGCACCGGTATCAAACCGTCCTCGGGTATTGCCGATGCTGTTTTGAAGGACCAGGTGCAACGGCTGTGGCTGCGCTGGACCGATGAATCGGATGCCGAAGGGTTGACCGACTTCTACGGCCAGCAACGCCGGGCCGCCCGGGAGCTCTTTATTACCGGCGAAGTGTTCTTCCGTATTCGGCCGCGCTTGAAGGAAGATGACTTGAGCGTGCCACTGCAGCTGCAGATGCTGCCGGCCGAGATGCTGCCGCTGGGTCACAACGAGCAACTGGCCAACGGCAACCGCATCCGCCAGGGCATCGAGTTCGACCGAATCGGTCGCCGCGTGGCCTATCACTTGCTGCGCCGACATCCGGGCGACATCACCGATCCGGGGCTGACAGGGGAAACGGTGCGGGTGCCAGCGGAATCAATGCTGCACATCGTTGACCCGGTCGATGCCGGGCAGTTGCGGGGTATCTCAAGGTTTGCCCCGGCGCTGGTGAAGCTGTTTCTGCTCGATCAGTACGACGACGCCGAACTGGACCGCAAGAAAGTGGCTGCGATGTTCGTCGGCTTTGTGCGCCGGCCCGAACGCGAGTTCGACAACGGCGGGGAGACCGATGAACGCGGGGAGCCGCTGCTGCCGCTGGAGCCGGGTCAGTTGCAGATTCTCGACGACGGGGAGGACATCACCTTCTCCAGCCCGGCCGATGTCGGCGGCAACTACGAATCCTTCCAGTACCGCACGCTGTTGCAGGTGGCCGCAGCGCTGGGTTTGCCTTACGCCAACATGTCTGCCGATATGTTGAAGGCCAACTACTCGAACACCCGGGCGGCACTGCTGGAATTCCGCCGCCGCGTGGAAGCCTTCCAACACTCGGTGATCGTGTTCCAGCTGTGCCGGGCGGTGTGGGCGCGCTGGATGGACATGGCCGTGCTGTCAGGCAGTCTGGCCTTACCCGACTTTGAGGCCCAGCGTCGCGACTATCAGAGCTGCAACTGGTTGCCGCCGCGCTGGGACTGGGTCGATCCCCTGAAAGACATCCGCGCCGAAATCGTGGCGATTGAAGCCGGACTGAAGTCACGCACCCAGGCGATTGCCGAACGCGGCTTTGACGCGGCGATGGTGGATGCGGAGATTGCCGCTGATTACCGGCGTGAAGACAGCCTGGGGCTGCTGTTCGGGCGGGCGCCAACGCCTGCGCCGGCGACAACGCCTCCCGCAACCTGAGGAATTCCGATGACTGACTTGCCTTATCTGGCGTCCCGCCTGTACGGGACGCCGCTTCTCATTGCGCGCCCGAAGCTGGACATCATCCTCGGCGTGATGGGCCGAAAGCTGGCAGGCGATGGCTTGCCGGCGGCACCTCCTGTCACGCCGCTTGAGTCGGTTGCACGCAGCGCCCAGCCCCAGATCACGGAATCCGGCATTGCCGTGATCCCGATCCTCGGCACCCTGGTGCGGCGCTCGTCCTACCTGTTCGCGGCCAGTGGCCTCACCAGCTACGTTGAGATCGAAGCGATGGCCGCCGAGGCCTTCGCTGATCCTCGTGTGAAGGCGGTCCTGCTGGAGATCGACTCCAGTGGCGGCGAGGCCGGCGGCGTGTTCGATCTCGCGGCCCGACTCCGATCGCAGGCCTTGACCAGTGGCAAGCCGCTATGGGCCATCGCCGACGAAGCAGCACTGTCAGCGGCCTATGCGCTGGCCTGTGCGGCGGATCGCCTCTGGCTCACGCGCACCGCTGAAGTCGGCTCCATCGGCGTGGTCGCGGTTCACGTCGATGAGAGCGAGGCGGACCGGCAAGCCGGGCTAGCCTATACCTTCATTCACGCCGGCAGCCACAAGGTCGATGGCCATCCACACGCGCCGCTGCCTTTGACGGTTGCGGCCGACATCCAGGCTGACATTGATGGCCTGCACGAGCAGTTCATTGAGCTGGTGGCAGGTTTGCGGGGGCTCGGTGTTGAGGTCGTGCGTGCCACCCAGGCCCGCGTTTATCGCGGGGATCAAGCCATCGCGGCGGGACTGGCTGACCAGATGGGCAGCTTCCGAGAGGCTGCCCTGGCACTGTCACAGGCCATCGCCCCCAAGACCCGCAGCACCCCGCTGGGGCGCCAGACCACCCCGACAGCCCTAACAACTTTTAGCGCATCCCGATCCCCACAGGAGATTTTTATGAGTGATTCACCACAACCCGCCCCCGCCATTGAGACCACCGACGTGCACAACGATGTGACTGAAGCTGCTGGGCCGAACGCGCCAACGGCGGCGCTTGGGTCTGCAGCCAATGCAGCCCCTGCGGGAGCACCGTCAGTCGATGAAGCGGCCATCACCGCCAGAGTCGAGTCCCGGCTGCGCGCCCAGCTGACGGAACTGACGCAGATTGCTGCTCAGGCCAAGCGCTTGGGGCTCAGCGTCGATCCAGCGCAGGCACTCGCCCGTGGCGTCACGCCGGATGCCCTGCGCAAGACGGTGCTCGGGCAAGCCGCCGAGCGCGATGCCGCGCAGGACATCGTGGCGCAAACCCAAACCGAGCTTGGCGTGAGCAAAAGCCAAGCGCTGGCCGACAGCCCCTTGGTGAAAGCCGCCAAAAAAGTCTCGTCTGAAGCCAACCCCACCACCCACCAGCAAGGAACCCGATAAATGAGCACACCTTTGATTGCCCCTGCCGTTCTCGGCGACCTCGTCAAACGCGAATTCGATCCCGACTACAGCCGCGAGACCGTCACCCTCAAGGCCGGTATCGCTTACTCCTTAGGTGCGGTGCTCGGTCGCGTCACTGCTACCAGTCTCTATGCCCTGTCGCCGGCGACCTCGACCACCGGCCTCGAAGGCGCCGAGATCGCCTGCGCGGTGTTGCTGGCGTCGGTGCCGATGTCCGACACCGACAGACCCGCCCTGGCCCTGGTGCGTGGCCCTGCCATCGTCGCCGACCGCGCGCTGGCCTATGACGCAGCCGTCGCGGATGCCGCCGCCCTTTCCCTCAAACACCAGCAACTGGCCGCGCACGGCATCGTCGTGCGCCAGGCTGCTTGATCCCGTTCCCGCTTTTTAGGAGTTATTCATGACTGTGATCGTCAATCCCTTCGATGCGGGCGGCTTCACGCTCGCCGAGATGTCGGCCGCCATCCAGCTGCTGCCCAATCCCTATGGCCGCATCGGTCAACTGGGCCTCTTCACGCCCGAGCCGATTTCCCAGCGCAATGTCACCGTCGAGAGCATCGAAGGCGAGCTGCGTCTGTTGCCTGCCGTGGCACTCGGTGCGCCGGCCACTGTCGGCACCTCGGATGTGCGCAAGATGCGCGCCTTCAATGTCCCACACATTCCCCACAACGATGTGGTGCTGCCCGAAGAAATCCAGGGCAAGCGCGGCTTTGGCCTGGCTGCCGCAGAAGACCCGCTGGTGACGGTGATGACGAGGAAGCTGGCCAAGATGCGCGCCAAGCACGCCCAGACCTTGGAGTACATGCGGGCCAAGGCGCTTGCCGGCATCACCAAGGATGGCTCCGGCAACACCATCTACGACTGGCACGCCGAGTTCGGCATCGAGAAGACCTCGGTCGATTTCCTGTTCGCCTCCAATGAGGACATCATCACGCGCTGCACTACGGTGGCGCGCCACCTGGAGCAGCATCTGAACGGCGAGATGATGACCGGCATCCACGCCCTGGTCAGTCCGCAATTCTTCGACGCGCTGATCAAGCACAAGTCGGTCAAGGACGCCTACACCTTCTACCAGGGCACTGCCGGCACCAACCCGATGCGCGATGACGTGCGCAGGGGTTTTCGTTTCGGCTCCATCACCTTCGAGGAGTACTACGGCACGGTGACGCTGGCCAATGGCACGACCGAGGCATTGATCACCGCGCAGGAGGGCATCGCCTTCCCCTTGGGCACGTTCGACACCTTCCGCACCTATTTCGCCCCAGCAAACCTGATGGAAGCGGTCGGCACCTACGGCCAAGAGCTCTACGCCTACCAGCTGGCCCGGCCCAACGGCACCGGCATCGATTTGTACAGCCAGTCCAACCCGCTGCCGATTGTGAAACGCCCGGCGCTGACGGTACGGCTGTTCTCCAGCACGGGTTGGGCTTGATGGGCACGGTATTTGGTGACTTGACTCAGGCGATGTCGGCCATTGTGCTCACCACCTTCGGTGAGCCGGTGGTGTTTCACCTGGAGGGCCAGGGGCAAGCGTTGCCGGGCCGAGGGGTGTTCACCGCTGCGCACGAGTCGGTCGATGTCAGCAGTGGCGTGGCGGTCTCGACCGTGCAGCCGGTGCTGGAGGTGGCGCAGCGTGAGTTGCCGGCCACCCCTACCGAGGGCGATGCGGTGACGGTGCAAGGACAGCTTTACCTGATCGTCGAGGTGCGCCCCGATGGCCATGGATTTTTGAAACTGCTGCTGCACAAAGGGGGGAGCACATGAAGCACCCGCGCACGCTGATTCGGCAGGCGGTCAAAGATCGCCTGGTTGCACAACTGCCGCAAGTTGATCCGCGTATCTCCGAGGTGCGCATCAGCATCCATCGCAGCACGCCGCTGTTCGCTGCCAAGTTGCCGGCCATCCTGATCTACACCCGTGATGAGCGCATTGAGGACGCACCTTCTTCCCATCCTGGCATTCGTTATCGCAAGCTGGAATTGTCGGTGGAAGTCATCACCAGCGGCGAAGCGGCGATTGAGGACGCTGACACGCTGGCGCAGGCCATTGAAACCATTTTGGATGCCGACGAGACGCTGGGCCTGTTGGTGCAAGGCACGCGCCTGACCCGCACCGAGGTCGATCACGATGGCGACGGCGACACGCCGGTGCTGGCGGCCCGCATGACCTTTGAGGTCAGCTACTGGACCAAGCCGATGGAAGTTCCTGACGGCTTGCTGCCGCTCCAGGTGCTGGCCAGTACAGTGCCACAGATTGGCCTTCTCCATGAGGGCGCCTATCAACCGGTGGGCGCCCGTTACCTCACGCCAGCAGGTACGCCATGACCCAGCGCAACCTCCATCAGGACATGACCGAAGCGGAACGCCGCATCAGTAATCTGGCGATGATGGGGCAAGTGGTGGCGCTGGATGCCGCCCGTGCCCGGGTGCGCGTGCAGGCCGGGCCGATTACCACCGGCTGGCTGCCGTTTGCTTGCGCGCGGGCGGGCGAGGATCGCAGTTGGCATCCGCCCGAGCCCGGTGAGCAGGTGGTGCTGCTCGCGCCGGGAGGTGACCTCAATCAGGCGGTGGTGGTGGGCTCGGTGTACCGTGCCGATCACCCGGCACCGGCCGACTCGGCCGACATCTCGCGCACCACATTCCGCGATGGCGCGGTGATGGAGTACGACCGGGAACAGCATCACTGGCGCTTATCAGTGCCGGAAGGGGGCCACATCCGCTTCGAGATCGGCGACACCTCGCTGGAACTGACCTCCGAGGGCAGCACGCTGACCACGCCGAAGCTGCTGGTCGATGCGCCAGAGAGTACCTTTACCGGCAAGGCGCTGATTCAGGGACTGCTGACCTATTTGGCCGGCTTGACAGGCAAGGGCAAGGGTGGCGGTGCAGGCGCCAGCATTGAGGGCCACGTGCAGGTGAGCCGTGGTGACGTGACGGCGGACGCCGTCAGCCTCAAGGGGCACAGCCACACCGAGCAGGGTGACGGCGCGTCAACGAGCGCGGCGCAGTAGCCATCGATTCACCGAGGAAGGGTTTTCCCATGATCGGACTCAATGCCGCCAACGGCCAGGCGCTGTCTGGCCTCGACCATCTGCGCCAGAGTATTCGCGACATCTTGACGACCCGCATCGGCACCCGCGTGATGCGCCGGGACTATGGTTCGCGCCTGAGGCGTCCACCCTTGGCGCCCGTGCCCATCGGCGCGTACGGCTGGATCAAGCCTAGGGTCACGACCTTGCCTGCGTTGATATCCTCATCGATTTTCTTCAGAATGGATTGAAGCGATTCAGGCGGATTAGACTGGGTCATTTCCAAACCGCCTGCCATGCCTGAAATTCACTGGGCCGCAGTCGATAGCGGGCAATACTGCCCTCGTGCAGGCTCATCAGTTGGGTTTCTGTGACTTCGATGAAGCGCTCTTTGTCCTCATTGGGTACTTGTTCATCGGCGCAGCTTCGAACAAAGGCAATGGCCTGCACCTTGCTCATCCGGGCGCGAACCACTTCAGACACGGTCTCAGCGATCAGCGACCGATACCGAATTCGAAATGGATCTGGCTCCCCGAGTGATTGCCGCACCGCCGAGTAGCGAGCACAGGAGCGTTTGTAAGCCCATACGAAAACATCTCGCAGCAACTCAACCCGGTTGAGTTCGTAAATGCCAATCATGGCGCTGATGTAAGTCTGCTGCGACACATCAACAAAGGACAGTGGACAGAGATTGCGTTGGATCAGCGGAATATTGGCCGCCAGGCGAGAAACGCGCTTGTTGACGTCCTCGAATGGCTGCAGATAAGGCAAATGCACCATCGCAAAAAACGCCTGCTCGAACGGATCATCGATGGCTGCTGCTGTATCGAGAATCTGCTGAAAGCATTCTTCGATGCGCTGGGGCCCTTCAATAGGGTGGAATACGGTTTGCCCAATACCCACGGCAATGCTGCGCAGGCGTCCGCTGGCCTGTGGATCTTCCAGCAGGTTGTCCGAGAGCAGGGCATGAAGATTGAGCAGGGTGTAGCGGTTGAAGCCGATCTCGCCGGCAGAGGCGATGAGAAACTCAATCGCCTCCTTATGGTTGAGGATCATCTGGGCTTCCAGCGCATTCTTGCCCACTGCTGCCTCACCGCTTGACAGCAGTCGTTCGGTTTCCAGCAGGGAGTAGGTGTTGCCTTCCAGTCGGCTGGAGTTCCACGATAAATCGATCAGCAGACGATGGGCAATCTGGCGGACGTAGGTGCCGGCGGGCTCAACGGCGCCCACAACTTGACCCTGGGCCAACAACTCTGACCGGATCGGTTCGGTCAGATAGAAGCTGACGTTGGGCCGATAGTTGTCAAGAAAGGCGCGGTTATAGCCAACGGGGGTGCGCTTTTGTACCGGCTGGCGGACATGGGCCTCTATCTGTTTTGCCTCAATAGACAGGGGAATCAGAATTTCCGCTTGTGCTGTCATTTTGGCTTGCGCGGTTGCCAGGGCACCGGCGGTGACGATCTTCCCGCGCAGATAATGAGTGGCACGTCCCTGGCCCTCCTTGCGCAAGCGCCCTTGATCAATAAGGTCGGTCAGCCAACGCTGCAAGGAGCGGCGCGAGGGGCGCGATTCCAGCGCGGCCTCAATCTGCTCAATGCCGGCACCGTCCGGAAATTGCTCGATAGCATTCAGGAGCGCTTCGTATTCACGTGTGGGGCTCGGTTTGGCCATGGTTCTATCCTGTCGCGGAACAAAGAATCGCGCCATAAAGTGATTTTTAATGGCGCAAAAGCATTATCGCGACACATTTAATGGCGCGCAAGTGGTTTCGCGCCATGAGGCGTGCTTATGCCCGCTATGACCCGCCTTGGTGATCACTGCAGCGGTTATGGCTGCTTTGCGGCAAGGCCCAGCACATCTGCTGCTTCGACTGTTTTTGTCAATGGCATTGCGGTGCACCGCGCTGGCGATGCTTGGGCTACCCATTGCTGCGGCCCCTCCTGTCGCGCGAGCACGTTGGCAGCAGGTAGCGCTTGCGTCTTTGCCGAGGGGCAAGCAGTGGGACGCATCGGCGATACGGTGGCCTGTGGCTCTGCTGTCGCAGCAGGTTCTCCTGACGTATTTGCCAGCTGACTAGCTGGCCGAGAGGCTTCCCCATGATTGGACTCAATGCCGAAAGCGGCCAAGCACTGTCTGGCCTCCACCATCTGCGCCAGAGTATTCGCGACATCTTGACGACCCGCATCGGCACCCGCGTGATGCGCCGGGACTATGGTTCGCGCCTGCCCGATCTGGTGGACTCGCCCGTGACGCCGAGGTTGGCGATGGAGCTGTATTCGGCTACCGCGCAGGCCCTGGCCCGCTGGGAGCCGCGCTTCAAACTGACCCGGGTACGCATTGCCAAGGCTGAAGTCGGCCAAGTGGTGCTTGATCTGGAAGGCATTTATCTGCCGGATGGCGCCGCCACGGTGTTGGCGGGTGTGGAGGTATCCCCATGAGTGTCGTCACCGATCTGTCCAGTCTGCCACACCCTTCGGTCATCGAAGCCCTGTCGTTCGAGGCTATCTTTGGGGCGCTGCAGGCAGATTTCCAGAGCCGCTACCCGCAGTATTCGGCGCTCTTGGCCTCTGACCCGGCGATCAAGTTGCTGGAGGTCGCCGCCTACCGCGAGGTGCTGTTGCGCAACCGTATCAATGCGGCGGCCAAGGCCAGCCTGCTGGCTTTTGCCACCGACAGCGATCTGGATCACCTGGCCGCCTTCTACGGCGTCACGCGGCTGGCTGGCGAGATGGATGAAGCCCTGCGTGCGCGCACGCGACAACGCATCGTCGGCTTCGCCAATGCCGGCGGTGCGGCCCACTACCGCTATTGGGCGCTCTCAAGCTCACCGGAAGTCGCCGATGTCGAGGTGGACAGTCCGGAACCGGGCCGGGTGCGCATCAGTGTGCTGGCCAAGGGCGAGGGCAACACGGTGCCGCTGGCAGTACTCGATGCCGTGAAGGCCGTGGTACTGCGCGACGACATCCGGGTGCTGACCGACACGGTGGACGTAGTGCCAGCCGAATTGTTGCCGGTCAATGTGCAAGCACGCATCTGGCTCTACCCCGATGCGCCGCTGGAAACGCTCAGCGCCATCCGGGCCGTCTTTGCGTCGGCGATGGCCGGCAGTGCCGGTCTGGGCTGGGATTTGACCCGCTCGTGGATCATCGCTCAGTTGCAGCGTGCCGGGGTCCACAAGGTGGAGCTGCTGTCGCCGACATCCGACATCACCGTGGTGGCCAATCAGGCGGTGCGGCTGACAACGCTGAATCTAGAATTTGCAGGGCGACAACGATGACGCCCCCACGCTCACTTCGTTTGCTGCCCCCCGAGGGGGCGCTCGCCTCCCTTGGGGCGGCCCGGCGGGAGGCGCGATGACACCCGAACACTTGCTGCCCTCGAATGCCACGCCGCTGGAGCAGGCACTGTCGCTGGCGACCGACCCGCTGACCCGGTTGACGCTGTCAGCGCACGCTGTTCGTGACTTCAAAGCCAAGCCCAGCGATCCGTTGTTGCCCTGGCTCATCTGGGAGTACGGACTCGGGGAGCTGTTGCCCTACTTGCCCGAACCGCGCCGGGCGATTGCCGAGGGGATTCTGTGGCAGCGGCTGCGTGGCACACCGGCAGCGCTTGCCACGGCGCTGTCCTGGATCGGCGCCACAGCGACGGTTGAGCAGGAACCGCCCGGCGTTCACTTTGCCGAATTCCAGCTCGACCCGGGGATGGTGTTGGACAGCGATGAGCGCATCGCCAACCTGATCGCCATCGCCCGATTGTCGGCACCGGCACGCAGCCGCCTCTCCCGGATCTACCACGGCTACGACCTGCGCCGCTTGGTGCTGGATGACAGTCTGCTGGGCGAGGCCTTGCTCTCGGATCACAGCGGGATCGTCTGGCACGATGGGCAGACGCGGCTGTCGTTTGGGCGGGTGCGCAAATTTGCGCTCTCCGCTTTGGCTATTGATGCCAGCAATCAGCGTGAGGCCGTGCGTTTCATCCAAGCCCGGCTGCTGGATCGGGTGCTGCTGGATTTCTCGGTACTCGGTGACCGGGGCCATACCCCCAATGAGGAGATCCTTCATTCGCACCTGTTCACGCTGAGTAATTTCGCGGGCGTGCCCGATCCGCTGGGACTGTTGCCTGAGCGCCGCTTCTGCCGGGCGATGGTGGTGCTATCAAGCAGCACCTCCTTGGGAGACAGTAACGCCAATCTGCCACGCTTTGTCTGGCGCGAGGAAGGTCATCCGATCACGCTGGGCGCTGGGGACCGGCTCTCGGCGACGTGGCATCGGCTGATCCGGATCGAGGTGTTGCAGCGCTTTGATGCCAATCACATCGGGGACCTGGTGGTGCCGACGTTGACGCTGGCCAGCGGCCGGCAGACAAGTGCTGCGCACCACGTGCAGGCCCGTGCCGACCAGCATCTGGGAACACTACTGCTCGGGGAGCGCAAACCAAGTTTCGACCGAGGTTTCCTGCAACGGCTACACGAGCGCCGCAATGACCCGCTGCCCGACGCGGCTGGCTGGCGAGCCCGGCGCTATCAGCGCGCGCAGGTGGTGCTGTCAGAGGCGGTGCTGGGCGAGATCAACACCCGCACGCCACGGGCGGCACTGCACCGGATGCAGGCGCTACCGCGCTTGGGTGAGTTCCTGCTCGGCCAGTCCGGTGCAGAAATCGAATCGCTGGCCCTGACACAGATGTTGGGACGCGTGCTCGACCTTGGGGCGCTTGAGGCTTTGGTCTTTGCGCCGACACGCTCGGCACTCAGACGCCTGATCACCCAATGCAGTTCGCCGCTGCTTGCCACAGCCCATCCATCGCATGAGCACACCGCCTGCGTGCGCACCGATTGGCAAGGCCAAACCTGGACCGGTATTCGCTGGCCGGCGTCGAGTTGGCGCGACACCCGCGAAGTGATTGGCAGCGCCCACCTCACGCAATAACACCACGTCAGCCCTTAGGCCCCTCGGTCCGGTTGCCGCCTTTCTTCTTTCCCCCATTTTTTGGAGTACCTCGATGGCCATTCTGACTGCCAGCGGTCGCGCTGCGCTTGCTAGCGCGATCAAACAACAAACCCTGCACCTTGCGCTTGGCGAAGGCGATGCTTTGTGGGACACCCACAAGGAAATCAGCACGCCCTTTGACGAGGCCGGCGTGATCGAACTGGGCATCTCGCCCATCAGCCAGGTCGAGGTGCGCAGCCTCGATGGCAACACCCTCTACACCCTGGACACGGACTACAGCGTCAATGCCCGCGAGGGCCTGATCCGGCGACTGCCGGCGAGCACCATCCCAGAGCAGGGCGATGTCACGATCAAACTCAAGATCGACCATCCGCCCGAGCCGATTGGCCAGACGACTCTGTTGCGCGAAGTCGGCCGCCGGGTGGTCGATGAGGTGCATTTCGTTGCTGGCGACCCCGAGGGCGAGATCGTGGTGCCCACCGGGCGCTACACGCTATCAAGCGCACCGACCAATCACCTGTTCATTCGCGTGCGCTTCGATTTCGAAGATGCGGCCACTGCCATCGTGCGCGAGCAGGGCCTGTTCGTTGGCAGCACGCTCGATGAAACGCTTCCCGTTGGCCAGAAGTTCTTCGTGCCGACCCAGATTCTTGAGTCCGGCATTTTGCTGGTGCTGCAAAACAGCGTGCCCATCGTGCGCCAACCCTCGACGCGCGAGACCTTTGAATTCGTCGTCACTTTCTGACTTTTACTTTTGACGAGGCCCTCCCATGCTTGAACGCTATTACAACCTCTTCGATCCAGCCCAGCGCTACACCCAGCTCTTGTTCCGCGCCGGCGATGGCCTGCAGTCCCGTGAACTCAACGAAATCCAGTCCGCCCTGATGCACCGCCTGCAGGGCGTGGCGGATGCGCTGCTCAAAGATGGCGACATCGTCATGGGCTGCAACCTTCAGGTCGATGCCGACAGTGGCCGGGTGACCCTGGAGCCCGGTCGCGTCTATCTGCGCGGTGCGGTGCGTGAGGCGCCGGCGGAGACTTTCACCGTGCCCACGGCCGGACGGATTGCCATCGGTGTGCGCTTCACCAGCCGCACGGTCACCGAACTCGAAGACCCGAAGCTGCGTGAACCGGCGGTCGGCGTGCGCAACTACCAGGAGCCCGGTGCCGGGCGCTTGCAGGAGACGCTGGCCTGGGGTTGGGAAGGCGCCAGTACCAGCGATGGGCAGTCGGGGGACTTCCACGCCATTTATGCGCTCGACAACGGCATTCTGGAGAATCGCCGGCAGCCGCCGGTGCTCGATGGCGTGATTTCCAGCCTCGCGCGTTACGACTTTGATGCCAACGGCCATTACGTGACCGACGGGCTGGGGGTGCGCTTTCTTGATTCCGATGTGGCTACGCAAGAGCACATCTTCTCGCTGAGTGAGGGCCGCGCCAACATCGATGGCTTCAAAGTCGAGCGCAGCCAGTCGCAGCGTCTGCGTTGGCCCATCGACCCGGAACTGCAGCGCGTCTCAAGCGAGCCACAGGTGTTCAACGACGCTGGCGACAACACCATGGTGGTGACGATCAACCGTCCGCCGTTGGCCCAAGTCATCGACATCAAGGTTACCCAGCAGAAGGTAGAGACCGTGGCGCACGGCGCCTTTACCGGCAGCCGTGACGTGCTGACCGAGCCCACGGTCGTGTCCGTCCTCACCGTCCAACAAGGCGCGACCAGCTACGCCCCGGGCACTGACTACAAGGTGGTCGGCGATGAGATCGATTGGTCACCGGGTGGGGCAGAACCCGCTCCCGGTTCCAGCTACCAGGTCACTTACCAATACATCGCCAGCATCAGGCCTTCTGACCTCACCGACACCGGCTTCAAGGTCGCCGGCGTGGTGCACGGCTCGACGATGTACATCGACTACCAGTGGAAACTGCCGCGCGTGGATGTGCTGGCGCTCACCGCCGATGGCCAGGTGGAGCGCATCAAGGGCATCAGCCAGGTGCGTAACCCAATCGCGCCGAGTGTCCCGGCCAGTCGGCTGGCGCTGGCAGAAATCGCCTACGCCTGGACCGCAGGCACCGCACCCGAGGTGCGCAACGTGGCGATTCGCACCATCAAGGTGTCGGAGCTGAGCGCCATGCAGCGCCAGATTTCTGACCTGTACGACTTGATGGCGCTGGAACGCCTGCGCGTGGATGCCAACATTCGCGAACCGGCCGCCAAGAAAGGGCTCTTTGTCGACAACTTTCTCGACGACGATCTGCGTGACCAAGGCGTAGCACAGACCGGCGCGATTGTGGCCGGCGTTCTGACCTTGCCGATCACCGCCAGTGCCCAGTACGCCAAGGAGAATGGTGGCCAGCTCCTCACGCTGGACTACCAGCTGGTGCCGGTGATCGAACAGCTGGCACGCACCGGGTCGATGAAGATCAACCCCTATCAGGCCTTCGATCCGATTCCGGCCCGCGTCACGCTCAATCCCGCGACCGACCAGTTCACGCTCACCAACAGCACCTGGGCCTCCGACATCACGGAGCGGCTGATCACTGGCAGTGGCGTGCTGGAGCAAGTGATTGAAACCCGGCGCTCCGAGCAGGTGCTCAGTTCCGCCAGTGAGGAGGCCCAGTTCCTGCGCGGCCTACAGGTCGCCTATCGGGTGGAAGGCTTTGGCCCCAGCGAGGCGCTCAGCACATTGCGCTTCGATGGTTTGCCGCTGGCACAACCTGCCGGCACGGTGGCCAGTGCGGCAGGGCTGCTCACCGGTACATTCCAGATCCCGCAGGCGATCCCCTCGGGTGCGAAGCTCGTCGAGTTCCTCGGGGTTGGCGGCAGCTACGGCGGCGCCACCTATGTCGGGCGTGGCCAGATCGTGACCGAAGTCCGGCGACGGATTCTGACGACCGTGGTACGCCGCTACGACCCGTTGGCGCAGACCTTCACCTTGCCCGAGCGCCGCGTGCTGGCCGGGGTGGAACTCTGGTTCGCGGCCAAGGGCGTAGATGGTGGAGTTGGTGGAGTTGGTGGCGTTGGTGGAGTTGGGGCGCCGGTGGTGATCCAGATCCGCGAAACGCAGGTCGGGATGCCGACGACCAGCGTCTTGAGTGAAGGCCGGATTGCAGCGACTGACATCAAGCTTGACGGCAATCCGACCCGCATCGCCATCGATCCGGTGGCGCTGGATGCCAACCGCGAGTACGCCCTGGTGGTGCTCACGGATGACGCCAACCACGCGGTATCGGTGGCCGAGTTGGGTAAGTACGATCCGCGCACCGGCTGGGTGACGGCGCAGCCTTATCAGATTGGTGTGCTGCTCTCGTCCTCCAACGGCGTGACCTGGACGCCGCACCAGACGCAAGACCTGACGTTTCGTCTTTTGGGGGCCCGCTTCACGCAGACCACTCGGACGGTGAGTCTGGGTCAATACACGGTCACCAACTTGAGTGATCTGATGGCCCTGGCCGGAGTCGAGCGTCCGGGCGCCGCAACGGATGTGCAGTTTCTGGTCACCGACGCCCAAGGACGGGTCTACACCTTGTCGGAAGGCCAGGGGATAGCCTTGGCCGAGAAGCTCTCTGGCAACCTGGCGGTAAGTGCCAAGCTCACCGGTTCTGATGCCAGCAGCCCCATTCTCTATCCGGGCACGCAACTGGTGTTTGGCACGCTCGAATCTGCCGGGGACTACCTGACACGGGCTATTCCCGCCGCTGCCACCTTCACGGTCACGGTGACTTTCGAGGTGCTACTGCCCGGCACCGCCAGTGTCGAGGTCAAGGCCGAGTCGGGAGCGGTCGGGACCTTGCAGGCGCTCACCCTGGACAAGGGCGTGCAGGTCGGCAACGGCTGGGTCGAACGCACCTACAAAGCCACCAGCCTCGTCGGTGTCGGCACGGATCGCACCACCCGGGTGAAGCTGGCGCTGGCAGGCTCGCCGCAGTACCGGCCGTTTTTGCGCAATCTCAGGGTGGTGGTGACCTGACATGAGTGAGCACACCACTTTGCGCGGCTACCCCTTGCCGCACCCGGACCACCTGCTGTCGGAGGATGCCTTGCGCTTGCGCGAGGCCATTACCGCCATTGACACAGACATGGCGCAAAACCAGAGCGCGACCGAGCAGGTGGGTGCGCAGATCAACGAACGACTACACCGCCAGCAGCTGCGGGTGTTTCACCAATTCAACTTTTAACAGGAGATTCCCATGGCCAAAGACCCGCTGTTGCGCGATGCCGTACGCGCCATCAAAGCCAAGATCGAAACCGCTGCCGGGATTGCCACGCCGGAAGAGCTTGCCTATCTCGGCACCGCCATCGACCGCATTGGCGGGCGTGCCACGGTGCTCGAAGTCGAGGAGATGGGCGACGTCAAGATGGACGAGCTGCTCCTCCATGCCAATGCGGTGGAGGCGGCAACGATCGCCAGCATGACCAGCACGCAAGACGCCGCCATTGCCAACGTGACCAGCACGAAGCAAGCAGCAGAGTCAGCCATCACGGCCACCAAGACGGCAGCCGAGACCTCAATGACCGCTACCCGGGATGCGGCTCTGGCGGTGATGCAGCAGACCGAAACCAGTGCGGTCGCCACCGTGAATTCGGCGGCGCAAACCGCCATCCAACAGTCGGCCTCGGCGCGAGACCAGGCGGTCTCCACGGTGCAAAGCGCCGCCGATGCTGCGGTCGCCACCGCCCAGGCCGCTGCCAACAGCGTTACTCAGCAACTGGTGCTGGGGCGCAAGTCTTACTTTCTCGCCCAGCTTTAAGGAGCAACACCATGTCCATTCTCGGAACAGCCTTGCCAGCGGCCAATACGCTGGCAACACTATATGAAGTACCCGTTGGCCGCCGCTCGGTGGTCAATGTCGCCGCTTGCAACCGTGGCACCGCCCCCGCCAAGCTGCGCATCGCGGTCAGCGCAGCAGCCACCCCGGCCGACAGCGAGTACATCGAGTTCGATGTCAGTCTGGCCCCCACCGAAGTGCTGGAGCGCACCGCCTTGTCGCTGGCTACGGGCCAGAAAGTGGTGGTGCGCGCTGATGGGGCCAGCGTGAGCTTCAACACCTGGGGTATTGAGGAGGTGGCGTAATGGGACGGTTTATCCGCACGGTGCTGCTTGCCAGCACCACGACACCGCTGCTGTACGACAAACAGCCCTTGCCTTTGGTGGGCGTTTTTTCTAACTACGCGAACAACCCAGAGTGCAGCGTCTATGACAGCGATTTCAACCTGGTCAGTCGGATGACCCAGGCCTCAGGCGGCTACGCATCGCCGACCTCGGGCGAGATCTGGTCATCCTTCTCCGGCCAGAACTACACACAGGGCACGATTAACTCAGGCAGCTACACAACTAACTGGATCAAAGCGACGCCCAACGGATCAGCGGACGGGAATGCCATGATGCGCCTTTCCCCCAACGGCTGTTTGGCGGCACGCAACCCCGACTACTCTGACAGCCACTTCCCCTACTTTGGCGTCGTGGTGGGTCCAGAAGGCTATCGCCAGCCGATGTCGCTGTGGTTCAGTGGCACCACGCTGCGCCAGCAAGTTCGCGGTGGATTTGCTCAAGTTGATCAGCTGGCTGTAGGGCTTTCGAGTGCTGCCGCCAGCACTTGGAACGGCGGAACCAATGCGATGCGCAGCGCGGTGGGCTACCACTGGGTGGCGGGCACGCTGGTGTTGATCGAGGCCTGTGACGCCGCCTGCAACTACCGCGCCCATATCTGGAAGCATCCGACGCGCAAGCTTTCAGGTAAACCCGGTGAGCTGGACCGCTTCATTCTGGAGGCAAAGGCTGGCACCAGTGGGGCCAGTTACCAGTACATGGATTTCGCCTGGAATGCCAACAACTCCGCGAGCAGCGCAGAGAGCCAATACCGGATGCGGGTGATCCCGACCACCAGCGGCAAGATCGCCTTGGTGCGCTTCGTACCCAGCAGCTGCAGCCACATGGCGGTGCTCATGCCAGGCGCTGGCAACACCGGGACGATAGATACCAACTTCACCACCGTGTCTTGCACCACCTCCTACGGGATTGAACAAGGCAACCGATACGGGATGCGCCATCAGATCACTTGGGACAATAAGTGGGTCGCGTCTTATGCGCCGTATTACTACTATGGCGCAGGCATTTCCGGGCACATTATCAATACCGACGACCCGATCACCAACTACCGTCTGAGTTACGCCAGCAGCACCTGCGGGGTGTCAATCATCCCGATTCGTGCCAGCGGATTTGCCTATTCGTTTAACGAAACGAATGCGGACGGCAACGTCGGCCAAAGTGCCGGGCTGATCGATATGTCCGGCAACGGCTATCAGGTCAACGGCACCGTCGCCAATGGGGCGGCATTGAGTTTGCCCACTTATGGTGGTTGGCTCGACACTGGCTACACCAGCACCAACTACCCGTGCTTGATGCAAGTCGAAAACTGGAACCGATAAGGAGACACACAAATGCCCAAGCTCTACATTGCTTTTCATGACAACGGGGTGGTGCGTGACATCGGCGCGCAAGGTGGCGACGGTTATCTGTCGCTGCCTGGTAAGAACCCATCAACGCTGGCCCTGCGCTACGCCCTGCAGGACGGCAAGGTCATCGACGGCTACCCCAATAAGACCGATGACGAGGTACTGCTTGCACTCAAGGCCGACCAGGACAGTCAGGTCATTGCCAGCCAAGCCAACGCGGTCAAGGTACACACCCGCCTCGATTTCATGAATCGTTTCACGATGGAGGAACTGGCCGGCATCTACACGGCCGCCAAGTCTGAAGTGCTGGTCGAGGTGTTTCTCGACAAATTGAAACTCGCCGAGCACGTCGATCTGGCCGACCAGAACACCGTCGCCGGAGTGAATGCATTGGCAGCCAGCGGCTTGCTGACCGAGGCCCGCGCCGGAGAAATCCTGCAATGACCGGCCATCTCAAGCAAGGTCTGCTGATGCTAGCCCTCTGGCTCTTGTGTCAGCTGGCCGCCATCGTCGCCGCCCTCTGGATGCTCATCGCTGTCCTCGTCGGCTCTCGCCGCGCCTGGACGCTGGCGGTGGCCCATGACCAACTGGCCAATGCCGCCTTCGGAGGCAGCGAGGACGAGACGATCAGTTCTCGTGCTGGCAAAGCGGCACGGGCGGGCCAGCGCTGGGGCTGCGTGTTTTGCCGCCTGCTCGACCAACTTGACCCAGGCCACTGTGAGAAGGCCATCGAAGCGGACGAGGGTATGCCGCTGACCTGAGCACGTCTGCTGCCATCCGCCACAGCGCCATCCCATCACTGTCCGCCACCAGGCGGATTTTTTGTTTCTGGAGTCCTGATATGCCTGACCATTTCCTACACGGGGTCGAGGTCGTTGAAATCGACAACGGCCCGCGCCCGATTCGTACCGTCCGATCCTCGGTGATTGGGCTCATCGGCACCGCCCCCCTGGCCGATGAGCACAGCTTTCCTTTGAACACCCCGGTGCTGATTGCCGGTTCTCGCCTCGAAGCGGCCAAGCTCGGCAGTACCGGCACGCTGCCGATGGCCATCGATGGCATCTTCGATCAGGCTGGCGCCCTGGTCGTGGTGATCCGGGTCGCTGTTGGCCAGACCGAGGCCGAAACCCTGACGAACTTGATCGGCGGGGTCGATACCACGACCGGTCAGTACCTGGGCTTGCAGGCCCTGCTGGCGGCTCAGTCGGTGGCCAAGGTGACGCCGCGCATCCTGATCGCACCGGGCTTCACGCACCAGCGGCCTATTGATCCAGACTACCCGGATGACAGTACCCGTCAATTGGCGAATCCTGTGGTGGCGGAGCTGCTCGGCATTGCCGAGCGCCTGCGCGCGGTGATCATCGCCGATGGCCCGAACACCCTTGACGCCGCCGCCATCGACTACCGCGAGGACTGGGGCAGCGCCCGCGTCTATGTGGTCGATCCCCACGTCAAGGTGATGAAGAACGGCGTGGTGGTGACCGAGCCGGTGTCTGCCCGCATCGCCGGGCTGATTGCCAAGATTGATAACGACCGGGGTTTCTGGTGGTCGCCGTCGAACAACGTCATCAACGGCATTGTCGGCAGCCACCGTCCGGTGGACTTCGCGCTGGGCGACCCGAATGCGCGTGCCAACCTGCTCAACGAGAACGAGGTGGCCACCATCATTCAGGAGGATGGCTATCGGCTGTGGGGCAACCGCACCTGCTCCAGTGATCCGAAGTGGGCCTTCCTCAGTGTTCGGCGCACCGCCGACATGATCAACGAGTCGCTCTTGCGCGCCCACCTCTGGGCGGTGGATCGCAACATCACCAGGACTTATGTTGCCGAAGTGAGCGAAGGCGTGAACGCCTACCTGCGGCAGTTGAAAGCCCAGGGCGCCATCCTTGGCGGTAAGTGCTGGGCTGACCCGGACCTCAACACGCCGCAGTCCATTCAGGACGGCAAGATTTACTTCAATTTTGACTTCACCCCGCCATATCCGGCCGAGCACATCATCTTCCGCTCGCACCTGGTGGATGACTATTTGCAAGAAGTGCTTTAAGGAGATTGCGTCATGGCCATTGAACTACCCCGTGTCCTCAAAAACATGAATCTCTTCGTCGACGGTCGCGGCTACGCGGGCCGGATCGATGAGATTCAACTGCCCAAACTGACGCTGAAGACCGAGGAGCACCGTGCCGGCGGCATGGATCTGCCGGTGGAAATCGACCTCGGCATGGAAAAGCTCGAAGCCCAGCTGACCATCTCCGACTACGACCCGGCGGTGTTCAAGCTCTTCGGCTTGTTGGATAACGCCGCCACCCAGATCACCATCCGGGGCGCCATTCAGGCGCAGGGGGTGGAGGCGATACCCGTGGTGATCAACCTGCGCGGCGGCTGGAAGGAGCTAGATGCCGGCACCTGGAAGCCGGGTGACAAGAGCACGCTCAACGTGCAAGTGGCAGCGAGCTACTACAAGCTCAGCATTGATGAGGAAGAGCTGATCGAGATTGATGCCATCAACCTGGTACGCAAGGTGGGAGGCGAGGATCAGATGGAGGCCATTCGCGCGGCCATCGGTTTGTGATGACAACCAGGAAAACACTATGACAAGCTCTACCGAACGCATTTCCCTGTCTTTCCCCATCGAGCACGACGGCGTCCCAATTGCCGAGATTGCCCTGCGCCGGCCTACCGTGGGCGACCACCTGGCCGCACAGAAGGCGGCCGGCACCGATGCCGAACGCGAGATTCGACTGATCGCCAATCTGACTGAGTTGCCGCCCGCCGCCATCCACCGGCTGGACATGAAGGACTACGCAGCGCTGCAGAAGGTGCTGGGTGGTTTTTTGTCGTAAATGCGGGCGAGCTGATGGCGCTGGTCGTCGAGCTCGCCCTCTACACCCATTGGCCTCGCTGCGAACTCCTTGCCCTTGAAGTGGAGGAGTTGCTCGAGGCCTTGATCGTTGCGCGGCGCTTGTCGGCAGCGCCCGCTGTTGTCCCCTGATGTTTTTCGAGGTCAACCATGGCCACTCCCCATCCCGTTCAGATCAGCATCGGCGCCACCCTGGCTTCTTCTCTGGGGTCAGCAGTCCGTGGCGCTCAGGCGCAGTTGAACCAGTTGGGCTCAACCATGGCACAGCTTGGCAACAAGCAATCCGGTATCAAGCAGTTGGAAACCCGGCGTGCCCAGACCAAGGACGCGGCGCTGGCCATGCGCGCCGCGCAGCAAAAGGTCAAAGGGCTGGAAGCCGGCATCGCCAGTCAGGGGGGCGACCCGACGGCCAAGCAGGCGCGCGAGCTGGAACGCGCCCGGGCGCAGGCCGCCAAGGCCGAGGAGTCTTACCGGCGCCAGCGCGGCGCCGTCGATGAACTGAGCGCAGCCCTGGCCAGGGCTGGCGTCAACACCCGCACGATGGGCGCGGAATCCGCCAGGCTGGGCAGCCAGCTCGAGCTGCTGCGCACCCGCACCGATGCCTTGAGCCGTGCCAGCCAAGCGCAGGCCAGGAACCTGGAGAGCCGCAGCGCTTACCGCGCCCAGCTGATGGATGCGGTCGCACTCGGCGGTGCGCTCTACGGCCTGGTTAAACCGGCGGTCGCCTTCGAGTCGGTGATGGCTGATGTCAAGAAGGTGGTCAACTTCGACGCGCCGGAGCAGTTCGGCCAGATGAGCAAAGATGTGCTCTTGATGTCCACCCGCATCCCGATGGCGGCCGAGGGTATCGGGGCGATTGTGGCGGCGGCCGGTCAAGCTGGCATCGCCCGGGAGGAGTTGCTGCGCTTTGCCGAGGACGCCGCCAAGATGGGCGTGGCCTTTGACCTGTCTGGCCAGCAAGCCGGGGCGGCGATGACCGGCCTGCGCTCCATCTTTGGCCTGACGCAAGATCAGGTCGTATCGACGGGCGATGCTATCAACCACCTGTCCAACAGCATGGATGCCAAGGCCGCGGATCTGCTCGACATCGCCAACCGGGCTGGGTCGACTGCCAAGCTGTTCGGCCTGTCTGGTGCGCAGTTGAATGCGCTGGGGGCCTCCTTCCTCGCGCTCAAGACCAAACCCGAGGTGGCGGCCACCGGCATCAATGCGCTGATGATGAAGCTCGCCACGGCCGACAAGCAGAACGAGAAGTTTCAAAAGGGCCTGGAGGATATCGGACTGTCGGCTGCAGTGATGAAGAAGATGATCGGTCGCGACGCCCAGGGGGCACTGGTGACCTTCCTCTCGCAAGTGAAGAAGGCGCCCGACGTGATGGGCACGCTGTCCGATCTCTTCGGCATGGAGTATGCCGACGATATCGCCAAGCTGGTGGGCTCGCTCGATACCTACAAGAAGGCCGTCGGTCTGGTGGCTGATGAAACGAATTACGCCGGCTCGATGCAAAAGGAGTTTGAGGCTCGCTCGGCGACCACTGCCAACAACCTGCAGCTTTTGAAGAACCAGATGAATCGGCTGGGCGTGACGGTGGGCAATGCGTTGTTGCCAGCTCTGAACAGTCTGGTCGGTGCGCTGATGAAGCCCATCGATGGCCTGGCGGGACTGGCCGAGCGCTTTCCCGTCGTGACGCAGGTCATCGTCGGTACTGTCGCGGCGGTGCTGGCCTTGAAGGTCGCCACCATTGCCTTGGGTTATTCCTGGACGTTCGTGAAGGGGCCAGTCCTGGCGGCACAGGTGGCGTTCCAGTCGGCACGGGCCGGACTCGCCTTGCTGAGAGTTGAGGCGGCGGCCACCGGCGCCAGTACCTCACTGCTGTCTGCCGGCTGGGCGCGCATCCAGACCGGCGCGCTCGGCATCATTACGCCAATCCGCACGGCCGCGATGGCGTTCTGGGCGATGTTGCCGGCCATCGGTGCCACCAGTGCGGCGCTGCTGGCCAACCCGATCACCTGGATCGTGGTTGGCATCGGCGCGGCCATGGCGGGTCTGGCGCTGGTGATTCGCAAGTATTGGGACCCGATTGCCGCTTATGTGGGCGGCGTGTTCGAGGGTGTTCGATCAGCGATGCAGCCGGCTATCACCAGTCTCTCTACCGCACTGGCGCCGCTGGCCCCAATCGGGCAGGCCGTCGCGTCTGTGTTCGGCTTCATCGCCGAGGCAGTCAGTGGCCTGGTTGGCTGGGTCGGGCAGTTGCTCGCGCCGGTGATGCTGACGCAGGAGGAGTTCACCTCGCTCTCGGCTTCCGGCCAGTCGTTGGGTGCCGTCATCGGCAGTGTGCTCTCTGCCGCCTTCACGGCACTGACGTTCCCGATCCGGGCGGTCGGAACGCTGGTGGGCTGGGTGATGGATGGATTCCGATTGCTGGTCTCTTTCTCGCCGTTGGCGCTGATCAGTGCCGCCTGGCAGCCCGTGGCGGATTTCTTCACAAACCTGTGGTCAGGCATCACTGCCACCGTGGGTCAGGCTATCGACTGGATCGCCAGCAAGATCGGCTGGGTGATGGAGGCTGGCCGACAGGTCGGCGACTGGTTCGGTTCGCTCATCGGTAACGACAAGCCGGCATCGCCAGGAGCCAGCACACGTCCTGCCACGCTGGGTGCGACAGCGTCTGTGGCCAAGCCGCGCCTGCCAACCTTGCCAGCGGTAGTGGGAGCGCAAGCCGTACCGGCTACCAGCACGTCAGCCGCAGCGGTAATGGCGGCACGTCCGCTCTCGATGCCAGCCCAGCCGCTCGCGGCACGCGGCAGCACCAGCGTGTCCCTGTCGGCACCGATCACGGTCAACGTGCCGCCGGGGATGGATGCGCGCGAGATCGCGGCGCTTATCGAGTCGCGCCTCCGCACCCTGATGCGTGAGACCACCCGCAGCCCGGCCGCTGCCATGTACGACTGACCGGTTTCACTCCTTTTCATTATCGAGGTGTTCCATGGCTGAACGCGTGATGTTGGGCCTGGGCGAGTTTCGCTTTGAAATCGCCACGGCCGCCTACCAGAAGCTCTCCCTGTCGCAGTCCTATCGCTGGCCCGAGCAGGCGCGCATTAACCGCGATCCGGCGCTGCAGTTCGTCGGACGCAATACTGGCGAGATCGACCTGGACGGCGTGATCTATCCCGGTTTCAAGGGTGGACTTGACCAGGTGGAGGCGATGCGCACGCTGGCCGATACGGCTAAACCGCAGCAACTGGTGGATGGTCTGGGTCGAGTCTGGGGACTATGGGTGATCACCGAGATTGGTGATAACCGCACGGTGTTTGCCGACGATGGCCAGCCCCGGCGCATTGAGTTTCGCGTCAAGCTCAAGGCCTATGGGGAGGATGACAGCGGCCAGGCCAGTATGAAGCAGGTATTGCGGAGCCTCGCCGCCATTGCAGAAGTCACCGATGTGGCGGCACAGCTCGACACGCTGACCGTGGCCGCATCATCGTTGCCGGAGATCACGCCGACGCTGTCGCCCTCAGCGTTGACCGCTGTCGTGAGCGCGACGCAAAGCGTGGTCGGTGAAGTCACCCAGACCGTGGCCGGTGTCGCCCGCGAGGTATCGGGAGCGGTCAGTGGCGCACTCTCCAGCCTGCGGGGAACGGTGCTGGCGGCGATCCCGCCTTCCGCGCTGCAGGCCGTCCGGGAAGTGGAGTCCGCCATTAGTGATGTGCTTGAGGTGCTGGCAGTTGGGCAGGAACTGCGTTCGACGGTCGCGGGCATCCAGGCCTTGCCAACGGCACTCAAGCGCGATGTGGCCGGTCTCGATGGTCAATTGCGACTGGCGAGCTACAGCACCGGCTCGGCCATCCGTGTGCTGCGCGATACCGAACAGACCTTTGCCGCCGTGGCCCGGATCGCTGACGTCGCCGAGGGCCGTATTCGCCAGCAGGTGGCCGACACCACCGGTCAGATCGCCAGTGTCGCCGAACGCTTTGGCAGTCTGTGCGACAAGGCTCAGGGCTGCACCGCCAAGGTACTGGAGAAGTTCCATGTCTAAACGCGCGCTTACCCACTGTATTACCCGCGATGGGGATGTCCTCGACGACCTGTGCTGGCGGCACTACGGACGGGTCGATGTGTTGCCGGCGGTGCTGGAGGCCAATCCCGATCTCGCGCAACTGCCGCCGGTACTCACGGCCGGGCTGTTGATCCTGCTGCCCGATCTGCCGACGCCGTCTGTTTCCCCGGTGATCCGGCTGTGGTCATGAGGAAGTCATAAGGAGGCCACGATGCAACCCATCTTTCGCATCTACGCCGACAGCGTGGAGATCACCGCTGTCGTGCGCGACCGATTGCTTGAACTTGTCGTCACCGACGAAGCGGGCATCCAGTCCGACGAGTTGAAACTGACCTTGGACGACCGCCGGCGCGAAGACGGTGCGATTGCCGAACTGCCAAGAATCGGCACCTCGCTCACCGTGTCGCTCGGTTACGCCGAGTCCTCGCTGGTCTCGCTGGGCCGCTTTATCGTCGACGAACTGGAGATTCGTGCGCCGCCGGCGACGCTCACGGTGTCGGCTAAGGCCGCCGATATGGTCGGACCGTTTCGCAGTCCCAAGACCCGATCCTGGGACGAGACCACGCTGGGCAAGATTGTCGAGAAGATTGCCGGCGAGCACCGCTACACGCCCAAGCTTGATCCCGAACTCGGCCGCATCGCCATTGCGCATCTGGATCAGACCGAAGAAAGCGACATGGCGCTGCTGACGCGCCTGGCCGGTAAGCACGATGCCGTGGCGAAGCCGGTGGCAGGCTTTCTGGTGCTGGCCAAGCAAGGCGCGGTGAAGAGTGTCACGGGACAGGCGCTGCCAACGATCACCCTGAAGGCCTCTGATCTGGCTGAATGGCGCTACCAGCACTCGGCCAGGAAACCCGGTGGCAGCGGCGCAACCCAGGATGCCAACACCCAGTCGCCACCGGCCACCGCGACTGGTGGCACCAAGGCCTACTGGTGGGACTTCGAAAAAGGCGAACGGCGCGAGGTCACCGCCGGCAAGCCGCCTTATCAAGAAATCCGCTACGTCCATGCGACCGAGGCGGAGGCCAAGGCGGCAGCGGCGACCAAGAAGAACAAGGGCGAGCGTGGCCAAGGGAGCTTGAGTTTCTCGCTACCCGGCGATCCACGCCTTGCCGCCGAAGGCCGCCTGCGCATCGATCTGCGCCCCGGCATCCCCGTCAACTGGCGCATCAAGCGCGTCGAGCACCGGCTCGGTTCCCAGGGCTACACCTGCCAGGTCGAGGCCGAGCGTTTCACCGCCACGCCTGAACCCATCACCGACCACCCACTTTAAAAGGAGGCCACCGTGCCAGACAAAGACCCTTCCACTTACGGCCTGATCACCTACCTGTGGGTGATAGGTCTGGCCGCTTGGGGCGGCCTCGTGAATTTCTACCGCAAGGTGAAATCCGGCGAGACCCGGGCTTTCAACCTGATCGAGTTGATCGGCGAGATCGCCACCTCGGCCTTTGCCGGCCTGATCACCTTCTGGCTGTGCGAAGCCGCGCAGTTCAACCCGCTGGTCACGGCGGCGCTGGTCGGCATCTCCGGCCACATGGGCAGCCAAGCCATCTACCAACTCGAGCGCTGGGCCCAGGTGCGCTTCGGCAAATTCGATGCTAACGATTCCAAGGAGAAGCAACCATGAGCGATATTGAGCACCTCTTCGACCAGATCATCCGCCGCGAAGGCGGCTATGTGAATCACCCTGCTGATCGGGGTGGTCCGACCCAATACGGCATTACGGCGCAGACGCTGGGCGGCTGGCGCAAGCTGGGACGCGCAGCCACCGGCAGTGAAGTGGCGGCACTCTCCGAGACTGAGGCGCGTGCCATCTACCGTCAGCAGTACATCACGGCGCCCGGGTTCGACAGCATCACGCACCCGGCGCTGCTGGCACTCCTTGTCGATGCTGGCGTGCATTCCGGGCCGAAGCGCGCGGTGCAGTGGTTGCAGACGGCACTCGGCGTCACCGCCGATGGCGTCATTGGCCCGAAGACCCGGGCGGCTCTGTCAGTTGCCGAGCAAGGTGTGCTCTACGGCAAGGTACTGGGCCAGCGTCTGCGCCATCTCGGCCGCCTGATCACCGACGATCCGAAGCAGTCGGCCTTCGCCGCTGGCTGGATGAACCGGATGGCTGAATTCGTGGAGGGCACCGTATGACCCCCATCTTGACCACCCTGGTACCGGGCCTGCTGGAAGCCGGTAGTCGTTTGATCGACCGGCTGATTCCCGATCCGTCTGAGCGCGAGAAGGCCAAACTCAACCTGCTGCAGGCTGAAGGGCAACTCGCGCTGCAGGAGATGCAGGTCAGCCTGTCGGCGATCCTGGCGGAGGCCAACTCGGCTGACCCGTGGACGAGTCGGGCGCGACCCACCTTCCTCTACGTCATCTACGGTGTGATCCTGCTCTGTGTGCTGGGTGCCATCATCGGTATCTGGTGGCCGACGCATGTCTTCCAGGCAGCGGAAAACCTGAACAAGCTGCTGGGTGCGGTGCCGGAGAGTCTGTGGTGGCTGTTCGGTGCCGGCTACCTTGGTTACACCGGGGCGCGCAGCTTTGATAAGTGGCGCGGGCCGGGCCAGTAGGCGCCACTGATAATTTAACTCAACGAGACCCCGATCCCATCATCCACGCGGTGATGGGGTCGGGGTCTTTTTGCATTTTCTCTTTAAATTGCTGAATCATTTCGGGGTCGTGCTCTGGCGTGATCCAGTGAACGGTTGTGTCAGCGGGGCTCACTTTGGCCAGGCCATATCGTCCGCCCAAGTAGCTGCCATAACCATAATTTTTCAGGATTTCCACTGCGACACAGGCACGAACCTGTAGTCTTTCCGTGCTGACTTGCGACTTGATCGCGTAATTGAATCCGCCTAGATGCGCCACGCTCGGAAAGACAATCGCATCAATCGTTTGTGATTGCAGAAATTCACGAGCGATTAGGTTGGTGACCCGGTAGGCCTCTTTGCCCTTGCGACTGAATCGATCCGCAAAAAAGGCATCGACAAGTTGAATTGCGAGT